ATACTTTGATATTATGTATGTTGTTACACGTATTATTAGATTGCTTGGTGAAGAAAAGGCAAAGCAATTATCTCCCTGGAGAAATATTCGTAAAAGTACTCGCGAATTCTTTGGTAAACCACAATCAACATACCATATTTCCGGTATGACCGTGATTGACTATATGGATGCTTTCAAAAAGTTTGGTTATAAGTATGGACCGCAAGAAACATATAAACTAGACCATATCGCAAGTGTTATCCTTGGGGAAAAGAAACTTGACTATTCTGAATATGGAAATCTCACGGCGTTGTATGACCAAAATCCACAACTGTATCTTGACTATAACCTTAAAGATACGTGGCTTGTTGAAGAGTTTGAAAAAGAAACTGGTTTGTTATCTCTTGTTTTAACAGTTGCATATGGTGGCGGTGTTAATTATTCTGATGCATTTGGTACTGTTGGTATATGGGAAACTACAATTTACCGTAGACTGATTAAAGAGAATAAAGTACCACATATAAAAGGCGGGCCAGGGCAAAGAGCAGGAGATTTGGTCGGCGGGTATGTAAAAGATCCAAAAGTTGGCATGCATCCTTGGATTGTATCGTTTGATTTGAATTCATTGTATCCACACCTTATGCTTCAATACAATATGTCGCCCGAAACATACATGGAAAATGAACGCCAATATGTATCTCAAGATATGATACTTGAAGATAAGTTTCAAAACGACAATCCTAACTATTCTGTAGCAGCAAACGGCGCTTGTTTTTCAAACGAAAAGAAAGGTGTAATTCCAGAAATCATTGATGAATATTATAACAATCGTAAAGTTATTAAACAAAAGATGCTTGAGGTTGAGCAAGAACTCGAAAACGCGACTGATTCAACTAAAAAATCTGATCTTAAAAGAATTACAACCCAACTACATAACTCGCAAATGGCCATCAAAATTAGCATGAATTCGTTGTACGGCGCAATGGCTAATGTATATTTTCTTTACTATATTAATGACATGGCCGAAGCAATTACTACGTCAGGGCAGTTATCTATTCAGTATGCCCAGAAGTCTGTAAACAATTATTTAAACAAAATACTTAAGACTGACGCTGATTATATTTTCTATATTGATACTGACTCAATTTATGTTAACATGGCTCCGCTTGTTGAAAAAGGTTTTGGTACTGTTGATGTTAGTCGTAAAGAAGGCGAAGAATATCTAGATAAAGTATGTAAACTAAAAATAGAAGGAGTAATTGAAGATGGATATATTAAATTAGCAAAGCAAGTTGGCGCATATCGCCAGGCTATGGTTATGAAACGAGAAAAAATTACTGATAAATCTATTTTCATTGCAAAGAAACGCTATATTATGAATACGCTTAATTCAGAAGGTGTTCATTACGAAAAACCAAAAGTTTCAGTAACTGGTTTGGAGTCTGTTCGGTCTTCAACTCCTGAAGTATGCCGCGATAAACTTAAAGAATCGTTCGAGGTTATTATGCAAGGCACTGAGCAAAATGTTCAAGACTTTGTTGAGGAATTCCGCCAAACATTCTACAGCCTTCCGGCCACTTCGATTGGGCGTAACAGTGGTACTGATAACATTGAAAAATATATGTCAAGTGGAACATATAAAAAAGGTTGCCCAATGCATGTTCGTGGGGCTATTTTATATAACAAATTTCTTAAAGAAAAAGGTCTAAACAAAACGTACGAAACCGTTAAAGGTGGCGATAAAATTAAATTTGTGTATTTAAAACTGCCAAACCCAATTCGAGAAAATATCATTTCATTCCCAAGCATTTTACCAAGTCAATTAGGTTTAGATCAATATGTAGATTATGAAACACAATTCAATAAAGTATTCTTAAGTCCAATTGAAAGTATTCTTGAAGCTGTTGGTTGGAATGCTGTAAAAGTGGATACTCTTGAAAACTTTTTTGTATAAAGGAAAGCAATTATGAAAAACAAAGACAGAATTCACAGAATTAAACTATTAGAAGAACGCCATAAAAAATTGCACGATACAATAAATTCTTTAGAAGCCGAAAAGGCTCCTGGGGTTTATATTAAAAAGGCTAAGGTTGAAAAACTAAAACTAAAAGATGAAATTAATTACCTAGATAAACTTAAAACTAACAGTTGACAAAACACGCTTACTGTGTTAAATTAATTTATATAATGAATAATGAAGGAGAATATAATAATGGCTGATATGGCAAACGACATGTACATGATGCACCACAAGTTTGGTGTACGAGAATGGTTTGAAGAAAACAAGCACAACAGCGAACTCATGGAAAATTATCTTAATTTTAGATTGGCGATGTGTAAAGAAGAACTCGATGAAACATTCGATGCAATGGAAGCAAAAGATCCAGAAGAAATTGTAGATGGTCTTATTGATCTGTGCGTTTTTGCTATTGGCACACTTGATATTTTTGGTGTTGATGTTAATGAAGCATGGGATCGAGTTTATACTGCAAACATGGCAAAAGAAGTTGGTATTAAAGAAGGTCGACCAAATCCGTTCGGCGTGCCAGATTTGGTGAAACCGTCTGGATGGACAGCTCCAGACCATCTCGACAATCATGGTGATATCGACGTCGCACTATAAAAAAATTAAATGAGTGAATAAATAGAATTAGGCAGAGCAATCGCTCTGTCTTTTTTTACGTGAGCGACGGGGTAAAGCCGTCAAGCAAAGGAGAAAACAATGGACGCACTCACAATATGGATGGCGATAGGATTTCTATTCGCGGCCTATGCTGTTATAGCAAACGATTCTGTACAAACTCTCGGTACATGGATTGCATCAAATAACGAGAGATTTAATTGGAAAACTATGTGGGCAGCAGCTAGTGCTGTTTTACTTTATACTATTTGGTATGGGTGGTATATGAATGGCGGCGATATATCTTACGGCCGTCTTAATAAAATACCATTTCAAGAAGTGCAATGGTATCACGCAATGGCCCCAGCTGTATTGTTGCTGTTAACGCGCTATGGTGTTCCAGTTTCAACATCATTTTTGGTATTAAGCGCATTTGCTAGTACGTTTGTATTAGAACAAATGTTAATGAAATCGATGATGGGTTATGTTGTTGCGGCTACTGCGGCATATGGTATTTGGTATGTCGTTAGCCGTTTGCTAGATGAAAGTAATCCAGTTAAGGAAGAACATAAAGGCTATTGGCGCGTAGCACAATGGGTAACTACGGGGTTTCTGTGGTTTACTTGGTTATCTCACGATATGGCTAACATTGCTGTATTCTTGCCACGTACACTTGATATTCCATTAATGATCATGGTGTCTAGTGTGTTTGTTATAGGTCTAGGATTTATGTTTCGTGAAGGCGGCGGTAAAATCCAGCAAATCGTATTAGAAAAACACAATACTAGATATATACGTTCCGCCACAATTATTGATCTTGTCTATTGGGCAATTTTGTTCTTCTTCAAAGAACTTAATGATATTCCAATGAGTACGACATGGGTTTTTGTAGGTATGCTCGCGGGGCGAGAATTTGCTATAGCAAGTTTCATGGGCAAAAAGAAAACAAAAAGTGTGTTCCCAATTGTAGGTAGAGACTTTGGGAAAATGATGATTGGTTTATCAGCATCGCTTGCTATCGTATTGTTAATACATTATGTGATTGTCCCGGCCGGACTATAAATGTAACAATTAGTTACTTGGTGTTACCGTTAACAATTTTTGTTTTCGGTAACATTTTTATATTTGGGGAATAAATAATATTATATTATTAGGAGGTTCCACCATGTGTACAGAATATGTACGTAAAGAAGCTAACCGACTACACTGGATTGTTAAGGGTCATTTAATACCTGCAGCAGAAAGTGACGAAAGTGTAAAACGCATATATGATAGTTATTTTAAAAGGGTGTGGGGTAATCACGAAAACTACGTTCATGAGGATGGGTTTGAGTTTGCATACGCCGAACGGTTCGAACAAGATAGAGAATTTGCGGCTATTTTAGGATATAACTGAAATTAACTGTTGACATTCTTATTTGATTAGTTTATATTGATTCTATAAGGTAAAACAAAAGGAATCAGTCTTATGTCTAGAATCGTACATTTTCCAAATGGCTCAGCAATCCACAGTGATATCATCGCTGCTTTTGATATTGCTGTTGAAAGCAAAGAAAACATTAACACTGATGGTTCTATTAATTGGAATTCTATTATTTCAGATATAGCCTGGGATTTAGATACTTTCTACGAATTCCATCATATTGAAGAATGTGTGAAAACATTATCTGCTGAATACGACTTGGACGTCGCATACGATCGCCTACAAGTTTTAAAAACAGATTATCTTGGCCTTGCGGCCTAATTATAAATTATGAGGTTAAACATTGAGTATTATTTGGGACAGACTAATAGAGTGCAAAGATGAAATTATTAATATTTTTAATGAACGAGCAAATGAATTTGACGAACCAGGCTTGGTGCACTTCAACAGCGACACCTGGGTCAATCGCGTCTGGCATAATGATCATGTACGCAGGGCACATATTGATGTAGTAGACGCACGTGATACTAAAGGCTTATGGATGATGCATGTTTGCGTTTTCCCTGTGCTTAACAATAACGGTCCTATATATGGCTTTGACGTTATTGCTGGCAAAAACAAAATGACAGGTGCTTTTCACGACTTTTCAGCAAGCAGTGGCGGTATTGATCATCCTATGATTGTAGGATACAAAAAATCGGTCGCTGACTTTATTCCTAAAAAACAGCGGCAATTACCCGAATGGGCAACTAATATCTTTACAGATAAAATGCTGGCTGCTGGCAATGTAAATTCAGAAGAAGAAGCAGTTGCCATTATCACGCTAGCGCAGAATAATCTACGAGATTACTTTAGTAAAATTGGTGAGTTTACAGGTAAGGGCGAATACAACGAAACTGTTGCTGCACAAAACTACTACTGCCACAATCAACAACAAAATCCACACACTCCTCGCACAATGAAGAGTTTGGGTTTGGACGAAGCAGATGTAGACAAGTTTTGTACTGACATGCTGTTTCCTAAAATTAATGATTAAAATAGAATTTGGTAATGTAATGATGTATCACGAAAAATCACAAACTTTTGAATATCGCGGCCGTGTCTATGATGTAGGAGATGATTCAGGCGACACTCGTCATGGAGGACCTTTTGATCGAGGAACGGCCGATAGTTATTACGGCCGTTCGTTTGAACCGCACTATTTTGTTGGTGGAACTAATACGTCGGAAAAAATTACTGATTTAACTAGCGTTGAAAAAGAAGCCTATTATGCAGGTTTTGAGTTTAACGAAACCATTATTATGGGTTTTAAAGATTGGGGTTAATGTTAATTTAACTTATTTATTTACTTCGATTGACTTTGGACATACACTCATATAACGTATTGATATTTGGCGAGGGTTGCTACTTATGCTCTGGCCTATTTCATTTACAACAGAATACCTACATATTTTTACTAAAGTATTACTATTATTAATCCACGCATGAGAAAGAGTCACGGAATATAATAACAGGATTACCATGCCCCAGCACCTATTCCTATTAGCCAACCACCACCTGCTATTACTGCCATGCAAAGTATAATTAAGATTGTGACCACAATCCCATCCATTAAAGCTTTTTTTCTTTCGATTTGTTTATATACTGTTTCTTGTCGTCTGGCCCGGATTTTTTTTCTCATTTGTTTGAGTTCGTCCATAGTACCCCAACCAAATCGCATATTAAGTAACTGCGCTAATTCTTTTTCTTGTTCAACTAATTTCTTTTCGTGAATTAAGATTGCTAATGCTTCTTCTTCAACGCTTCCAGCCTGAAATAATTTTTTAAAAATTGGAGGATTTTTACTTTCAGCTTGGGCATGTCTAAAGTCAGCTGCAGCTGTATACCACTTCCCAAGTTGTCCTGCCACGTTTTCAAATTCTTGGCCGGCGTGAACAAATCTTTTAACAGTATTAAACGCGGTGGTGGCAGCTGCAATCGCTGTAATCGGATCAATCATTGTCATAAACCTAAATTGTTTAAATAATTACAATAATATAATTCAAAGCAGATGATTGTATAGATCATAACTATTTATAAATGTGTCTAAATCACAAAGGAAATCGATATGACACCGTTAGATATATCAGACCATAAAAAAAATCACATAGTTCATATTCACGTTGACGTGAGAAATAACGCAAAGGATTATTGCAAAACACATATGAATCAAACGCAATGGACCTATAAACAAAACACCAATACGTATGAAGACACTTTCTTTTTTGAATTTGCGCATGACGCTAGAGATTTTTGTAGTTATTTTAAAATTAACTATTGACATTCTCTTTAGAATCAGTTATATTGATATTAACAAATGAAAAGGAATACATCATGGAAAATCTAGGTATCAACTTTGTAAATGCTAATGAGGCAGGTCTTATTTTCACTATCAACACTGATAAAGGCGAAATTCAACGTCGTTGTGACAGTGTTGAAGATGGTCAATTTTGGGTTGGTTGCTACGGTATTGCTACAGACCTATTCCTTTCTTCTGACATGGATTTTGCCTCAGAAGAAGGATTTGCAAATGATGCAGATGCTAAAATTATGTTAAATAAAATTCTAAACTAAAGAAAAGGAAAATAACATGACTTTTACTTACTCAGATGATTGCTTCTCAGATCTTCATAAAGATGTTTATGGATTTCGTCCTCGTGGTTCTTTGATGGTTGAATGGAATGATCGTACTCCTCGCCAGAAGCAAGAGCTTTGGAACGCTCTTTGTGATGAGCTTGAGGCAAATACTAAGGCTGAGAAAGCAGCTAAAGTAGTCGCTATCGAAAAGTTCGAAGCTCGCGTTAAAGACGTGATTAGTCTCGGCGCTAATGACCGTAAAACAGCACTTAGCTGGATTATTGGTTCTGAAACCTTTTACTACGGACAAGATGTTGAGCAATTTGTATGGGAGCAAGGTATCCTATTTACTGAATACGGTAAGCAGTTAGTTCAAGATCTTTTGAAAATCGTTGAATATAAGGAATACGATTATGCTTAATAAGTAAATTAACTATTGACATTCTATATAGAATCAGTTATATTAATATTATCAAATAAGAGGAATACACACACATGAAAATCACATCTGCAAATCGCACATCCACTTCTTACCGCTTTACTGTTAAAATGGTTAATGGGCAAATCGCTCCTGAAGATAAAGAATCTGTTGAAGAAATGCGCAATATTATTAAAAACCGTAATGCGGAGCATCGTAAGTACCGCTTTTCCGCTCCACAGAAATACGTTAAATTGCAAGGCCGTGGACCGCGCCCGTCACCTCGCTATCACCTAAACTTGCCACTTGATATGGCTACTTCTGCTGATGTTTATGTTTATAATCGATAAGATTGGGTTGTATCATGGATTGGAATGATTTTTCTGGACTAAAAGTTACACCGTGGATTGCGATTTCACAGATTCCGTCAGATGGGCTGAAGATATTACGTACAAAGGAGAATGAAAATGGGCACTGAACTAAGAACTGTACCAGGAACTGAGATTAAGCAAACCCGATTCTATGGTGGTGATGACCGTGGTGTTTGTATACAAATAACTAAGGCTGCACACCAACCTGATATGGGCATCCCCTATGATTTCATTCAATTGACTCGTAAACAAGCAAGTTTACTGGCGGGTGAGCTGTACCTATTTGCTGATTCACTTGAAGTCGTTAAGGAAAGTGATGAGTAAACTTTACATTTACACAGATCCTGACACGGCTCGTCCCTTAGAAAAAGAAATACAAAAACAAACCTTAGAAAACTTTGGCTATAAGTTTAAATGGAGCTCTGCATCAGCTGGAAACTCAGGCAATTCGTCACTGTCTATTGATCTAATAAAAAAGTTGACATCTGATGAAATACTTGATATAATACCAATTATTAAAGAGATAGCAGCCAAAAAGAACTACGAGGAGTTCGTAGAAAAATTAAAGGAAGTGTAATATGAAATACGATCAAGACAAACCAAAAATTCACTTAGTACCACCTGAGGCTATTATTGAAGCTGCGAAGGTGTTTGGCTTTGGCGCTGAAAAGTATGGTGAAAACAATTGGCGGCAGGATATTGATAAGTTTCCTGTCTCTCGTCATTACTCATCTATTCAACGTCATATGCTTGCATATATTTCTGGTGAAGATAACGATCCTGAGTCAGGTCTTCCACACTTATCACACGCATTAACTCAAATGATGATCCTCGTAATGACTACGATCGAAGGCGATCCAATTACTGACGATAGGTTTAAAAAATGAATAGAATTCAATCGCAAAAAATTCTTGGTGACATTGCTGAAACAGTAGTATCTGACTACTTCACGATACAAGGCAACGTAGTTGAAATGTCGACAAATCCATACGACCAAGAAAAAGACATGTTTATTAATACTGTTAGGTCGGAAGTAAAGTTTGAAACACTATATCATAAACATAACTCTTTTTCTATACCTATTATGAATTTGCGTACCAATAAAATTTCAAGAAACCAGCTCAACAAATGCTTGAATGTAGAGCGGCTCATTGTTGTTCAAAACCCAAGTAAAGATAAGATAGTTACATTGTGGGAAGCTGCTCCTCTTGGCGAACGTAATTTTAATCTTCATGCAAATCAGCACGATGGTAGATTGGTGGCCCTTTTTCCATTAGAAACATTTACAAAAATTGTTGACATTTGCAGCGAAACGTTGTATAATGAAATTACAAAATACAGCTTTAGCAAATATAAGGATTATGCATAATGCAAAACGTAAATGATATTCGTAGTTATTTTGTTGAAGAACTAAAAGCCGAACGCTTTACTACAGATAAGACTGGTGCTAAAACTATTGAGATGCTTGGTGCATCTTTTATTGCTGATGAGCCATCTATCTTTGGTAAACCAGTTAAATCTTATATTGATGCTGAGCTTGCTTGGTACGAGTCAGGCTCTACTAACATTAATGATATTCATGGCGAAGATAAAGATCCGCCTGCCGCTTGGCTGTATGCAGCTGATGATCACGGCAACATCAATTCAAACTACGGTCACCTTGTCTTTTCTCCTAAGTATTTTAATCAATATAATAATGCTTTGCAGGAATTGGTTAACAATCCTGATAGTCGTCGTGCACAAATGATTTACAACCGCCCATCCATTTGGACTGAATTTAATGAAAACGGCAAGTCTGACTTTATCTGTACTAATGCTCAAACATTTTATATTCGTAATGGCAAACTTCATATGGTATCACAGATGAGAAGCAACGACGTAATCTTTGGTTATAAGAACGATTATGCTTGGGCTCAGTATCTAATGGATAAAATGGTTTCTGATTACAATCATACAACACAAAATGCTTATCCTATCACTAAAGGTGATCTTATTTGGAGCGTAATGAACCTCCACGTTTATGAACGTCACTTTGGCTTGGTAGTTTAATGGTTGAGCTTATTCGTATAACTGACATTATTGAGCAGAAAGTTCGTAAAGAAAAAGAGCTCGAATTTTATGAAAAAGAACTCAAAAAACTTCAACAAAAAATGTTTTTTATTCAAAAGGATATTGATGTCACTAACACAATTATTAGAATAATTGAGAATGAAAAAGTGTTTGATATTAAAGACTCTATGGAAAAACGTATGATAGGAAATGACGATGAATGAAATTGTTAATCAAGAATCGTACGAAAACTACATGCGTCGTCGACTCCGAGAAGAAGATGACAGCCAAACTAAGTGGAATGATAGGTTCATGGATATGGCTAAAATGATTTCTACTTGGAGTAAAGACCCGTCAAGTCAAATTGGTGCTGTTGCTGTTAACGATGAACGTCGTGTTCTTGCTACTGGTTATAACGGTTTTCCAAAAGGTATTGACGATACGTGGGAACGTTTAAATAACAAAAAAGAAAAGTATTCTCGTATTGTCCATGCTGAAATGAATGCTCTTATGAACGCGTTGTATTCAGGTGTAAGTCTTAAAGATTCAACACTGTATGTCTACGGATTACCTATTTGTCCAGAGTGTACTAAGTGCGTAATACAATCCGGAGTTAAGCACGTGGTAATACCAACAGATAAAACTGATAAAGGTAATTGGCAAGAAGTATGGGAACAACAAAGTTTGCCAATGTTTAAAGAAAGCGGCGTGCAAGTTACTGTTTTGGAGGTTTAATTAATGGCAAGTAGTCTTAGCGATATATATGTTGGCGTAAAAAAGAACGCGCCTAATCGTAAGAAAAACGATTTCTACCCAACTCCTCCACTTGCTACCTACGTATTGTGCAAATATAATAGACCACCGCAAAACATTTTTGAACCATGCGCAGGAAAAGGTAACATTTCTGTTGAACTTGCTCGAAATGGTCATAATGTTTTAAGTCACGACCTGCACAAATATAAAGACTCTCTGTGTAGCATAAATACATCATACGACGCTCTTGAAACTCCAAAGCAAGACATTGCCGAAGGTGTAGTAACGAACCCACCATATCATAAAGATTTGCCTCGCAAGCTGGCTGAAAAGTGGATTGATGAATACAGTTACACCGCAATGTTTCTTCGCTTAACGTTTCTTGAAGGAAAAAAGAGAAAAAAACTATTTACAAATAACCCGCCAAGTGATATAATATTTCTATCAGATAGAGCTAAATTTAATTCTGACCTTGTTGAACCTATCGAAAAGAAGGATCAAATTGGCGGAATGATTGCTTATATGTGGATAATATGGGATAGGCGCTTTTCTACGAAAACGCAACATACAAAAATGCAATGGGTTAATCTTGAAGATGAATACGATGGATGGAGAGAACAATATGATCAATGTAGTAATACCAGCGGCAGGTGAAGCAACACGTCTTAAACCCTTAACATCAAATTGCTCAAAGGCAATGGTGCGTGTCCATGGTAAACCTACTATTGAATATATCATCGAGTCCATTTATAAAAACACCTCTGACGTAGGTAAAATTATTATTGTTGATGGTAAGCATAATGATATACGTGAATGGGCATCTAAAAGCAAATATAATAATATCAAATGTGTAAAGCAGGGATCGTTGAACGGTCCCCGTGATGCTATAGCGGTTGGCTGTCAAGCTTTGTTGGATTGGGCAAATCCTCTTGTAGTTTGGTTAGGCGATGCCATTATCCTTGAAGAAAACATGCCACTGGGTGAAGACTTTCTTTTAACTAAAAAAGTTGAAGATCACTCTGCGTGGTGTATGTGGGATGGAGATCAGTATTATAATAAACCAAAAGAAACTGTTAAAGATGCGGTAGCACTCGTAGGTTTATATAGTTTTGCTGATGGGTTTGGGGCGGCACAGTCATTCATTAATACAAAAGAGTATGATATATCCGACTCACTTGAATTGTATGGATATAACGCCAAGTTTAACAATATAAGCACTAGGCGTTGGTACGATATTGGCGATATATCTTCATACCACAAAACTTGCGCAACTCTATTAACATTCAAAGCACGTGAATTTAATTCTTTTGAATATAAATCAGACATTAATGTTATAACAAAAATCCCATCTCACAATAATACCTTCGCAGTACGAACCATAATGAACGAAAAGAATTGGTACGAATCGCTCGATTCAGTTCAGAGTATGTTTATTCCTAAGATGCTTAAAGATGACTATGCGCTATCAATGTCATATGAGTCAGGTGTTTTGTTGTCTGATTTGTTTGCACACGAAGATATATCAAACAGCACCATAGATTATTTGATTGAAAAAGTCATTATTGCAATGCAAAATCATTTTCATAAACAACCGACACTTAAGTTTGCAGTTGACTTTCAAAATAATGCTAAAAAAATGTGGGTTGATAAAACAGCAGAACGTTTAGAATGTTCTGAAGATTATTATAATGATTTGGCAAAACGTTGTCTCGAAAAAGCAAAACCAGTTGCAGCTATGCATGGAGACTTGCATTTCGCAAACATACTATATAATCCATACAACGACAGTATTACATTGTTAGACCCTCGAGGCTCCTATGGTGATCATACAGGATGCGGCGGAGATCACTTATACGATATGTGCAAGCTATCACACGATCTTTACCACGGTTATAATGAACTAGTGACCGGGCATAAATATCCAGAGTATGTTGCAAAAAGTTTTGAAAAACTGGTTGACAAATACTATAAAGCAGAGTATAATGAAATTATTGACGGTGGTGCGTTGCTTATTGCTACTTGTATTAAACTGCATTATGACTGCACCGATAGGCAAAAACGAATGAGAGATTATGTTAATGAATACGCAAACAATAGTAATGGATCTTGATGATACAATTTGTATTCCACTTCATGGTAGAAAAAGAAGTGCAGAAAAATACGGTTTAGCAAGTCCTAAAAAAGAAATGATTAATAGTTTAAAAAAGGCAAAAGAAAAAGGCTATAGGATAGTTATTCATACTGCTCGTAGGATGGTAACTCATGACGGCGATATAAATAAAATCATCGAGGATGTCGGAAAGATTACAACTGATTGGTTGGAAAAGTACGAAGTACCTTATGACGAAATTGTATGGGGAAAACCCTACGGTGTTTATTATGTTGATGACAAGGCCATGCTTCCTGCTGATTTTATTAAATTTATAGAATGGGATTAAAATGAAAAATATTGGTTTTGCAAAAATTGGTAAATCTGTAAAATTTAGAACAAACAAGTATTCTCCAATTGGAGGAGACAACGAAGCGTCCTGTACTCTTCGTGCGCTATCAAACAATAACCCCGACAAGAATTTTTATATTGTTGGTAGATCTGACTTTGGAACTTTAAGTGATATAGAAAAAGCTGATTTGTTTCCGTATGATAACGTGATTGATGTATGGGCTGGAATTCCATTAAGCATGTCAGAAGCTTATTATAATCATATCATTACTTATTTTAAAGAAAAAAATATTACTCTTGATTTCACTGTTATGATGGTTGGTCAAATGAGTAGTGTAACCATTCCTAATCGTATTCAAAAAGTTAGAGAAGGAAATGATGGCCTGTTTGCGGCCACACTTGATATGTCTAAATGGTATTCAACGCCAATTGTTACATGGATAAACGAAGAAAAACCAAAATACGTTGAAATTGTTAATGATCCAAGATATACAATCAAACAACCTAGAGATTTATTTCATGTGCCAATGAAATCGCTTGGACAATACGATTATGATTACGAAACTTTTGCTATTCGCAATTATGAAGATCAAGAAAGAATTACGCGTGTTGTAAAGTCTGAATATGCTGGTATGGAAACGGTTTTTTGCGGAGACTATAATTACGCTGAAAAAGTAAACACTGAGCGTGCTACAAACTTTATGGTAGTTTTAAATGAAGGTAAGCCATCACGATATAAACTACTAAAGGAATGGGTACTAGGCAAATTCAATGATGTTGATGTTTATGGTAAATGGTCTGAAGTTATTGGCGATGATTCTAGATTTAAAGGATCTATGCATATTAACGAATTGCAAACCACACTGCAAGATGTTAAGTTTACGTTCATTATTCCTATTAAAGAAGGTTGGACTACGTCTAAATATATTGAAATGATTCATGCTGGTGTGATACCGTTTCTTCATCCTTCATATGATGAGCAAGGTCATTTACCAATTCCAATGTTTCTCCGCCCGAAGACTCCTTCGGAATTTTATGAGCGGATGCAGACACTTATTGAAAACGAAGAAAAGTATAAAGAAGTTTTGAAAAATCTTCGTAAGAATATTCTTAAACCGGAATATTACGATGGTACATTTATAAACAACAAGATTATGTCTTCAATAGATTCCAATTATGTTCAACCAAACGTTGGTGAATATGAAAAGAAAACTGTTGCAACACTCGAAGATTTTTTAAATAAAGGATAAAATAATGAGCGATGATATTACATGGGCCCCGTTAGTCCCTTTAATTGGCGGATCACCATTAGGAGCAGAGCGAGCTTTTGGAAAACCTCCTGAAGCAATATATTCATACGATGGATTTCAATCAAATGATAGTCATTATGTGAATTATCAAAATAACATTAAAAACCGAGGATTAGATTATCGCCTTTTAGACAATGGCCCGCCTATACATAAAGTTGATGTCGTGTCTGGTACTCCACCTTGCGCGGCTTTATCACAATTAAATACAGGAAAGACTGCAGAATCAAAAGGTGCTGGTTGTCAAAAAAATGAATGGATGTATAAGGTATTTGAAGACGGTATTGATTTGTTTGAAGCAAAAGCTGTAGTCGTTGAAAACGCCCCTGCACTTTTTACAAACAAAGGCCGTGATGTTGCTAACAATTTGTTTGACATTTGTACTAAAAGAGGTTATAGTTTAACTCTATACAAAACTTCAACCAAATATCACGGTATACCACAAGCACGCGATCGTACCTTTGCTATTGGTTGGAAATCTGAAAAGGCGCCTATTATGTCTTGGTTTAAACGAGACCGTAAAAACTTTAAAGATTATTTAGCTGCAGTAAACGAAAAAGCATTACACCAGGATTTGGTTGTTAGCAAAAAACTTGACGAAGAACCATACTTCCAATTCCTTAAATCAAAAACAAATGAAAATCCAAGAGATATTTTAATTCGTAATAAAAATATTACAGCCTTTACTTATATTCAAAGAAATGGGTTACTTGAAGAAGCAAATGAATGGTTTCACAAAGTTGGCCACGCACGTGGAATACATGTATCTTCGCACGCAATTAAAAAGTTTGCGGCAGGCAAAGGTATATGGGATAGCTCGACTCACGTGTTTGACGAATGCATGAATGCTGTAATCGGAAGGAACCTTGCAGATACAATTCATCCAATTCACGACCGTTCTTTAACTATACGCGAAGCTTTATATCTAATGGGATTCCCAGACGATTTCGAACTCGTTGGAGGCCTTGCTAAAATGAATCATATTGCGCAAAATGTTCCAGTTCCTACATCATGTGATATTCATACTGAAATTGGTAAGTTTATTCGTGGTGAGTTGGATATGTCTGAAACAAACTATTTACGCCAAAATAATCACACCGAGAAAACGGAAAATGATCCGCTCGGTACATCAGACCAAGTTACATTAGAGGAATTTTTTGCATGAGTAACCATTTTATTATTGACTTCGAAACAATGGGTAAAGATGCGTCAAAATGTGCTATCGTAGATTGCTCTGTTATGGTGTTTAACTTTGATCGTTTTTCTTCAAATCCATATACCTTAAATAGTGTAAAAGAAACAAAAAAGTTTAAACTTTCGGTGGCAGACCAAGTTAAAAACTATGGGTGGGAAATTGATAAAAGCACGTTACAATTTTGGGAAGAGCAAGATGCAGATGTACGTGCAAATGTTTCACCGAAAAAATCAGATCTAACTGTAAAGGAATTTGTAAAAGGTTTTCACGAATTTTTAATTGAGTCTCCTAAAATCGATTTTTGGTGGAGTCGTTCAAATACATTTGATCCTATCATTCTTTCTCGAGCTTTTGAAGCTGAAGGCAAACTCTTACATCTCGAAGAATACCTTAAATATTGGAGAGTACGAGATACACGTACTTATATTGATGCAAAACTAAACTTTCCAAAACAAAACGGGTTTATTCCAATGACCGATGAAAATACTTGGAATAAAAACTTTAAAAAACATGATAGTGCGTGGGATATTCTTGCTGATGTACTTAGATTTCAACAAATACATCGTGCAGAAAACGATTTAGATTTACTTTAAGGAATACATTATGGATATCCAAATTACAACAGAACACTTGCAAAAATATAAATTATTTATTGGGGCCCCAATGTATGGCGGTCAGTGCGCAGGGTCGTTCTGCAAATCAACTAACGATCTTTCGGCAATGTGTGCAAAATATGGAATTGAGCTTAAGTTTTATTATTTGTTTAATGAAAGCTTGGTTCAGCGCGCAAGAAATTATGTAGCAGATGAATTTCTTCGCTCGGACTGTACTCACCTAATGTTTATTGATTCGGATATTGGATTTAAGGCTAATGACGTATTAACGTTACTAGGAATTCAAACACTACATCCAGAAACCTATGACATTATGACAGGACCATATCCTAAAAAGACTATTGCGTGGGAAAAAATTAAGACTGCAGTTGAGTTGGGAAAGGCTGATGAAAATCCGTTTGACCTTGACTATTATGCTGGTGATTACGTTTTTAATATGGCGGAAGGTGTAAAATCATTTAAAATAAACGAACCTGTTGAAGTAAGCGAAGCAGGAACAGGATTTATGTTAATACCACGCGAAGTGTTAGAAAAATATTCTGAAGCGTATCCAGAACTTAAATATATCCCAGATCATATAAGAACAAAAAACTTTGATGGCACCCACGAAATCACAGCTTTTTTCGATTGTGAAATTGATCCAGATTCAAAAAGATACTTATCAGAAGATTATTTCTTTTGCAGAAATTCTACAAAAATAGGGATTAAAGTTCATATGTGTCCATGGATGGAATTGCAGCATGTAGGAAGTTACATATTTAAAGGATCTTTAGGTGCTGTGAGTACATTAGGTATGTCTCCAACAGCTTCAAAGAATTCAAACCCCAAAAATTATAAAAACAAGAAAAAAACAAAAAGGTCTTTTAGACCATAAAAGTGATTGACATTTTGAAACTATTATGTTATAATTATATTAATGACAACCAGGAGAAACTATATAATGAAACTATCTGACCGTACTCTAACTATTCTCAAAAGCTTTGCCGCAATCAATAAATCAATTATTATGAAGCAAGGTAATGTACTAAAAACTGTAACACCAGAAAAAACTCTAATTGCAATTGCTAATATTGAAGATAACATTCCATCTCAAGCTGTTGTTTATGATCTTTCAAGATTCCTTTCAATCCTAAGCCTTCACCAAGATCCGGATATTCAATTCCACGATAAATTTTTTACTATCTCTGAAGGAAATAAGAAAAAAACAAAATATATTTACGCAGACCCGTCTATGGTTATTGCCCCACCAGAAAAAGAATTGTCTATTCCATCCGAGGATGTAAAAGTAAATGTTGTATGGGATGATTTTCAATCTGTATTGAAAGCAGCTGGTGTTTTGCAGTTTGAGGAAATTGCGTTTGTTGGAGAAGATGGCAAATGTTTCCTCCGAGCAATTGATAGTAAAAATCCAACAGCTGACGCATATGGTATTGAAATTGGTACAACAAATGATACGTTTACTATTATTATTAAAACCGACAATCTTAAATTGCTCCCCCAGGACTATGAAGTAGTTCTATGTGCTAAAGGTATTTCGTATTTTAAAGGATCTGATGTATCTTATTATGTTGGTATTGACACAAAATCAAAATATGAAAAGGGCCAATAATGTTAGACACCGTTAAAATTACACCACAAGACATTGGTAATGCTGTTGCTATTATTGATATTTGCGTAAAACGAGGGGCTATTGAAGGTAGTGAATTATCAGCGGTTGGTAAAATTCGAGATAAGTTGGACTCTTACGTAAAACAAGAAGCTAACAATGTTTCAGACGACAATAAAGCAGAATAAACTATATACAAACTTATGAAAGTAGTATATTATATAAATCAAGGCTGTTCTTAATTGGATAGCCTTGATTCTACATTATGAAACTCTTTGAGGTTATTGCTTATGACACTAAATAAAAAAAATGATGAAGTACTTTGGGTCGAAGCATATCGCCCAGGTACTATTGAAGAAACAATTCTTCCGCAAAAAACAAAAGACATCTTTAAAAAGTTTGTTGCTGATGATAGCATGCCAAACCTGTTACTTACTGGTGGTCCGGGCATGGGTAAAACAACTGTTGCGAAAGCAATGCTCAATGAATTAGGTTGTGACTATATTGTAAAGAACGGATCATTGAATGTAAACATTGATACTCTTCGTTATGAAATTTCAACCTTTGCTTCATCTGTATCCTTCACAGGTGGTCGTAAATATGTTATTCTCGACGAAGCTGATTATCTAAACGCTGCAACTGTTCAGCCCGCACTTCGTAACTTTATTGAAGAATATTCTAAAAACTGTGGATTTATTTTTACATGCAATTTCAAAAATCGTATTATTGAACCACTTCGTTCTCGTCTTTCTGAAATAGATTTTTCGATTGAAAAAACCGATAGACCTAAAATGGCTGCTCATTTTTTTAAGCGCGTTCTTGCTATTTTACAACAAGAAAACATTGACCACGATAAAGCAGTTGTTGCAAAGGTAATTGAAAAACATTTCCCAGATTTTCGACGTGTACTTACTGAGCTACAAACATATGCTGCGTCAGGTCGTATTGATGAAGGTATTTTTACAAACCTAAAAGAAGAATCAATCGAACAGCTTTTTGTATTGTTAAAGGAAAAGAACTTTACTGGAATGCGGAAGTGGTGCGCGGATAATAGTGATCAAGATACTAACGAAATGTTTCGCCACATATACGATACTGCAACAAGCAAAGTTGAACTTAAAAGTCTACCAGGATTTATTGTAACACTTGCGGACTATATGTATAAAGCTCATTTTGTTGCAGACGTGGAAATTAATTTAATTGCGTTTTTAACAGAAGTAATGTTCGAAAGTAGCTTTAAGTGAAATTTTTAAAAAAGAAAGTAAAAGAATGTTTTTTCTGTAAGGTAAGCTTATCAGCAGGTAATTCTTTTACTCTCCAATATTCATCGGCCGATGGTGTACACACTGCAACTATGTGTGGTGAATGTTCAAAAACTTTTGACGAACTCGCAGATTTAAAGGATAAGGCGTATGGCCAAGGATTTGACTCCATTTGATTTTATTAAATCAGTCTCACACAATAAGAAGGATTTAATTCTAGATTCTGACTACCCGCAACAAACTGAAAAGCAATATAACGCGTTTATCGTTAATCGCGGATTTTCATATTTTGAAGATACTATTCTTCATGCAAACGAATTGAATATGCGCCATCATTTATTTGAAGATGCACAATATAGATATTATCTAGGGATGCTACGCCCTCGCAATCGCTTTTCCAAATGGCATAAAGCCGAAAAGAATAACGATTTAGACGCGATACAAGAAGTATATTCAGTGAATAGAACAGTCGCAAAAATGTATCTTAAAACTTTAACTAAAGAAGATTTAAAAACAATCCACACCAAATTAGAGAAAGGTGGATAATTATAAATATTCCGATGGTCTAAATGAGCATTATCACAATAATAAAAAAAATAAAGGTGAACTCATTATGGAAAGAGATTTGTTTAGAGGAGTTGGCGTAGAATTAAAACTACCAAGCCCCGATAATTTTCTTAAGATAAAAGAAACTTTGACTCGTATCGGAATAGCGTCAAAAAAAGAAAAAAAGCTGTATCAGTCTTGTCACATATTACACAAGCAAGGTTTATACGCGATCGTACATTTTAAAGAACTCTTTATTTTGGACGGTAAAGAAAATTCATTTGCGGAAGAAGATCGCGCAAGAAGAAATACTATTATTAATTTGTTAGAAGAATGGGGCCTTCTTGAAATTGTCGATCCTGCTAAATCAGAAGATCCAATTGCACCTTTAAGCCAAATTAAAATACTATCACATAAAGAAAAAGGTTCTTGGGAATTAGAACCAAAATACAATATCGGTAAAAAGAAATAATCTGGAGTATTATATAATGAAAGTTTTTCGAGCAAATGAAAATGCAATACGCCCAACGTTTGATAGACATGAAGATGCGGTTTTTAATTTAAAAGCATGTTTTGAACCAAACAGTAAAGTACGTTTAATTAATCCTTTAAACAAAAAAACCTTTACACCAACAAAAATATACAATGGAAAAACATGCGTTCAAGTATATCCACAACAAAGAATTCTAATACCAACCGGCCTAACGTTTGATGTTCCGTTGGATTGTGTATTAAAATTATATTCAGATCCTGACATATCAAATGAAAAAGGTTTGGTACTTTCAAACGGTGTTGAATTAATTAGATCTGGATTAAATGAAGAATTACATGTAATGATTACAAATATTACAGACGGTGTTTCTGTTATTGAAACTGGTGGAAACATTGCTCTTGGTCAGCTCGAGAAAATGCTAGCATATTCGATTTCAGAAATTACAAAATTACCATCCGATGACGTGGCAGAGGATGCGTAAATATTTTAAAAAATCCACGTAAATTATATTGACATTCTATACAGAATCAGATATATTAATATCAAGAGCGCAGCATGGCCTGGTTATGCCCTTGAAACTTTACAGTACTAAAACACAACACAC